CTGACGTTTAAGCGATTGCCACTAGGACTATTCACACCAATACCCACGTTGCCGCTGGAGTCGATGCGCATACGTTCTGTGTCGTTTACATTGAATACAAGAGGGTTAGCAGTTTGTGTACCAACTACAAAAGCATTTCTAAAGCTAATATTACTTACCGTAGAACCACCAGTACCTATATATCCAGTAGCTGAACCTGCTGCTCCTTGCATAAATCTAAGTACATTATAATGGTCTGTGTCAGTAGTTGTATTTTCAATTAAGCCTGAATAAATATCTCCCATACCTGCGGCATCAACGTGCAAAGGTACTGTAGGACTGCTAGTACCAATGCCTACGTTGCCGCTCGAGTCGATGCGCATACGTTCTGTGGAGTCATGCTTAAATAAAGTGTCGTCACCGTCTTGCTGTAAAATAAAGGAAGTTCCGCCGCCAGATATATCATCTAATTCTAAAGTAGGAAGATAAGATGATATTTTTACACCGCCAGAACCATCACTAGTTGAGTCTGTAACTTCCAACGGTCTTGTGGGCGAACTAGTACCAATACCCACGTTGCCGCCCAGCTCTTGTAGAACTAAAGAAGACCCAATACCGAACGACCCTGTGGATACTGTATAGATGGCACTGTCAAGAGAAACGTATCTATCTGCACCTGTTGCGCCGCCTTTAATCGCGGTTGCAAGACCAAATCGGAAGTCATCAAAATCGGTTGAAGATTGAAAAGATGTATATGTCTTTGCGGTGTTAGTCCTAAGAACTCCTGAGCTTGTGTTGAGCTTAGTGCTTGGCGAACTAGTACCAATGCCTACATTGCCAGAGGAGTCTATAGTTACAGCATTAGAAGTAGCATTATCATCAATGCCATTAGACTTGAAAGTTCCATCAGCATACAAAGTAACTGCGCTTGCGGCTCCTGCTGATGTGCTGCCTACTACGAAGTTGCCTGAAGAGTCTGTAGCCCACTTAGCCGAGCCATCTACCCAGCCCTCAATTCCTGAGCTTGCTACGCCGCCTAAATAGTCAGCCTCTAAGCGCAGTGTTCCGTCTATGCTTCGGAGTCTTCCTACAGCAGCGTTACTGGTGTGTGCAAGGTATAAGTCCCCTGCTCCTGTCCCCGTTAAGTATGAAAACCCTGAAACAGATATTCCGTTATTGTCTACAGTGAGATGAGTAGACGTAGCGTTATCATCAATACCTGGAGAGGTGAAAGCGCCTGTCGTAGTCAAAGCAGCGGCTGTAACAGTTCCTGTAAAGGTCGGACTAGCTGTAGGAGCCTTAGTGTTTAGCTGCGTCTGTATAGCACTAGTTACACCGTCTGTGTAGTTCAGCTCTGCTGTTGTTGCTGTAATACCATCAAGAACATTCAGCTCTGCAGTCGTCACCGTAGCGCCGTCTAAGATCTCTAGCTCAGCTTCAGAGACATCAGCAGCGCCAATAACTAAGGAGGCTCCTGTAATGGCTCCAGAGGCTGTAACAGTGGTGAAAGAACCAGCAGCGGCTGCGGCGGCTCCTATAACTGTTCCATCAATATTACCCGCATTGATGTCTACAGTGGGAAGCGTTGCAGTGCCTGTGAAGGTTGGACTAGCCAGTGGAGCTTTAGTGTTAAGTTGAGTCTGTATAGCACTAGTTACGCCATCGGTGTAATTTAGCTCTGCTGTTGTTGCTGTGATTCCGTCTAAGACGTTCAGCTCAGCCGTAGTTACAGTAGCGCCGTCTAGTATCTCTAGCTCAGCTTCAGTGACGTCTGCGGCGCCTATGACAAGCGAAGTGCCTGTTATGACTGTCCCTGTGATTGTAGTGAACGTACCAGCCGCTGCACTAGCAGAGCCTATGACAGTTCCGTCAATGTTGCCACCATCAATGTTAACTGTTCCAGCAGACACAATGCCTGTAAAGGTGGGAGAGGCTGTATTGGCTTTAGAGTTAACGGCTGTTTCAATCGCGTTAAACTCTGTGTTGATTTCTGTACCTGAGACGACCTTATTGGCGTTACCAGAAGGAAGGGAATCCTTGGCAGCAAAGTCGGTAGATTTAGAATAGGATGACATAGGATATCCTGGAGATTGTGTAGTAGTTGTTCAGTCTGAGCAGTTGTTCAGTAATAATGAACAAGCCTGTTTAGTGTACGTTTAGTCTTCTTAAACCCTCTAGAGTAAGTAGAGCTTAAAAAGACTGAGGAGCCTATGAAGACTCCTCAATCTAGACAGATTATGTATTAACAGCTAATACGAAACCTGATTCTGGTCGAACATTCTTAACACCGTATAGGCAGTCAGCGGTGTAGAGGTTACCCAACCACTCTTGCTTATACTGAGTCTGCGAACGAATGCCCTTCTGCTCAGCTAGAACACTGGTGTCCTTGTGCTGCATGATAGAGCCACGTACGTCACCACCAGCAGAGTTGTCAGCGGCTGTCTCAATAACAGGCACGTTAGACGACACATAGATGTCGATACCGTACAAGTTACCAATGAGGCCGTTAGAGACAGGCTTGCCAGATACGAAGTCGGAACTAACATATCGGTCAATACCCATCAGAGTCTGACGAACTGAAGGTGGAATAGTCCATGAGCGTCCGTCCATAGGAACGTCTTGGTCGTCCATCAGCTTGATGAGGGCGCGGAAGCCTGCATCGGTTACAACATCAGCAGCAGCAACTGTATCAACTGCATAAGCAGTCAAACCAGTGGAAGCGTCGATGTAGTAGCTGTTAGAGTGAACCCAATCAGCGCCATTGCTGTCACCAAAGTCTTTACCCAAAGCAAACAGGTCGTTATCAATCTGAGTTGCTAGAGCGTAGCCTGCATCACCAGTGTAGAACTGACGCATAGAAGACTTAGCTTGAACATCAGCAATATCTTCAATCAGACGAGAATACTCGTAGTGCTTGTCGATAACAACTGTGGTTTCAGTCTCTGTGTTAGCCTGGATAGTTACTGCAGTGTTCTCAGCTTTCGCATTAGCAGAGCCACGAGTAGGCTTAGGGATATGGATAGTATCGCCTTTCTTACCAACCATTGACATTTTCTTGACAAGGTTAGCTTGAACGAGGTTAGACTTGTAAGCGGCGAGAACTTCGTCACTCCAAATTTCAGGAATAAATACAGCAGACTCTGTTAAGCCCTGCATTCCACCTGTGGCGGGATAAGTTGAATTAGTCATTTTGAAATACCTTAATAGTTAATTTATTTAACCCTCCCTTCTGAATACGCTGCCATAATTTCTGGTTGTAAGGCTTCATATCTGTCTGGGTCGGATTGCATCAGTTTAATAATGTCAGCCCTTCGGTACATCTTCTTAGTTGATTGTTCCACACTTCCTTTGGCAGAGCCTGTAGAAGCTTTGTTCACAGCAGATTTCCTTTCGTTGGTTTCACTTCGTAGTGTTTGGCTCACCAGTTGCTGACGGTCTTTCCAGTCAGTTAGTAAGCTGTCTACCACTTCAAAGTTATGCTCAACAGCGGCCTTTCTAGCCAGTTCAGTCTTAATAGGATCGGATTGAACCCATTTGTTAAACTCAGGATCTTGGATAATCTTTTCAGCATCTGGATGCTTCTGAATTATCTGCGCCTGCGCTGACTGTCTGGAAAAGTTCCTTGTAGCCTCTCTAGCCGCGATTACATCGGGATGAGAAGATACTGCCCTTGCTACTGCTCCCTGTGGATCTTCAAAGAAGTCGATCTCGGTAACTGTTTCCTGCGCTTGTGCGACGGTTTGACTCTGTGTAGTAATGAACTCATCTACGATCTTACGAAGCTCACCAACTTCACCGCCCTGACGACCTAGAGCTTTCTCAGCCTCTTGGTGCATCTGAACAATGTCAGTGATAGATTTACCTTGATACTTCTCAGGTATTTCTGGTGCTTGTTCAACCGCTAGAGTTTGTTCAGGAGCTGCCTGAGTCTCTAGGGTTATGTCTGTAATATCTGTAGTGCCTTCAATCTCTTGAGGATCGTCGTCTATAATTGTAGCCATCATTAAACTCCGTACTTAACGTATTATGGAGGAATTTCAAAAGAACTCCCTAGCTTTCGGGGTTATCCTTTCGCTCTTGTTTAATTTTCTCCTGCCTATTCTTAGCCCATTTCATCGTAGCGCCTGGAAAGTCTCCAGAAATAGGATCTAGGTAGGTTCGTACTGCCGGTATTAAACGTACCGCTTTTAAGTCACAGTCTGGGCAATCAGTCTCTTTCTCGTTACTATCTCTGAAGAGTTCGTTAGTGTGTCCTGCACTGCACTTAAAGTCATTCAGCATCAGCATTGAGGTCTTCTTCATCCGCTAGTGCTGCTTCCTTTGCAGCCGATGTAGTAGTCTCTAAGTTAAGGATCTGAGCAATGATGTTCAGTTGTCCTTTCTTAAAGTGTAGCTCATCGACTGTTGAAGTTAGTTCTACTTGATTGAGCAAATGCCCCATACCCTCAAAGTCCTTTACTAGCTGTTTCCAGCCGTCTGTATTGAATAAAAGGTTATATGTATCAAAATAAAGTTCATCTTCTTTGGTCATTCTGTTTCTCCTAATGGGACAGATTGTAAATATTGTTAAAAGTTCTTGACTATGTAGACTGTTTAGTCTATACTATATAGTATAACATACTTTGTAGCAAAAGTCAAGACTTCTTTACACTTCTTTACGCTTTAGTAGTTTTAGGCTTAGGAGCCTCCTCTTTAGCGGCCTTGAGTAACTCCACCTGCTGTTCCAGGCTAGTCACTCTATCAGTCATCCTTGAATAGGACTGGTTAATTTCTTCCATTGCGTTGTTGAATGCTGTTGTACTTATCATTTATGTATTACTCGTCTAGTATGAAAATTTCAAATTCAGTGAGACCGCCAGTGAACTAACTAGGTTAAATCCTTCATTTTTAACTAATTTGGTTCAAACGTAGTCATTACTGAAAGGCCTCTGAAGCAGCGATAGAGCGTTCATTAAGCATGAGCTTACCAAGAGCCTCTTTACGTTTAAACTCAGCGTCTGTCATGTTCTCTTCAGCATCTATTGCAATCTTAATGGAGTCTTGTTCAAGCTTGATAGGCATAGCTGCAGCCTCTGTGCGGTACTTATCAGCCCTTGCAATGCTCTCTGCAGCCTGAGCCTCTAGAACCGCTGTCTGAGACGCTTGGAAGGCCATAGCAGCTTGCTGTTGCGCCTGTTGAGCTTGTTGTTGCTCTGGAGACACTTCTGAAGACTTCTTGATGATTGCAATTAGCTCTTCTCGGTTAGACAGGTTCATGTTGTCAATGATCGACTGAACCAAAGCTAAGTAAGCTGGAGACTCTCTGTCCATAGTCTGTAGGAGCTGTACTAGCTGTGTCACTTCGTATTCTCTCGCAATGATGCCCAGAGAGCTTGTTGCGTTGAAGGTGTAGTCCTGGGCAGGGTATAGCTCAGGCTCAAACTGCATATATCTGTGAGCTATTTTAGTCACTGCAGGAATGAGGAAACCTTCTTGGAAATTGATGAGAGTACGCTTTTGACGTTTGATGATAGCACCCAAAGACATAGAAATGCCAGCAGCAGTAGCCTCACCATTAATTGAACCAGCAATGCCAGCACTGTCAACAGCACCAGTAGCAGTCTGCACCATCTTCTGTAGAGCGTCCGCTTGAGCGAAAGTAATTTGAGAGACATTTCCGAAGTTAAAAGGTTGAATCGCATCACTAGGGTTCCCGTTAGTTAGCATAACCTTTCCTGGTCTTACTTCAGGGCGCTGACCTCTAGGCATCTTAGTGGCATCCATCGCTATCATAGGATGAATAGTGAGGGCTAGGGCGTCTGTGCGGCCTCTTAGCTCTGCATCAAGGGCTTTCTGGCTGTTATAGGCTTTCTCACACACTCCTCTGCCCCAAAAGCGTCCTGGAACAACGTCCCAAGGGAAAGCTACAACAGGCCTGTCCTGCATCATGTAGGGATTCTCTTCAGCTTTAAGGAGAACACCGCCATTAGCAATAACTACAACAGCTTCGACGTACTCTGAGGACTCATCAGCGCTTTCCATGCCTAGGCCTAAGTCTACGTCTTCTTCGCCTTCTACAGCGTTGAGAGCTTCTAACATACGTCTAGGCACTAAGCCGAAGTATTTAGTAAGCCTAACTTTTCCTTCATTGTAGATTGAGGAAAGTTCTTTGTCAGGTTCTAGCTCTAAAGAAGAGAATGAAGTGTCTAAAGAGCCTTTGTTGTACACACCAGACTCTTGAAGCTGTGTTACAGAGTGTTCTGACACATATTCATCAATAGCAACACCTAAAGCGTCCTCAATAGAGGTGGCTACAGGATCAATAAGAAAGTTCTGAGGCATTACAGGTCTAATCTTACACACTGTTCTGTTCTGAATAGTGACGCCTACAGCCGATAAAGCACCATCAAGGATGGGCTGTGTCGCTGGCTTAGACTCTTTAATCTCAGAAATCACTATCTCGCCTATGCCTATACCAAACACAGCAGCATTGATTAGACATTCGCCAACGTCTTTACGGATTCTGTTCTTTTTAGAGTCTGCATGAAGCCGGTCACGAAGCTTAATAATTTCTGGGTTGTCCTCGTCTTCAATGTCAAACCACTTACCACGTCCAAAGGTGGCTTCTTCAATCTCTGCTACTGAGGATTCTACAGCCTGTTGAGTGGCTGGGCTGATGAGGCGGCTTCTTTCGCTCTGTCGAGTCTTGTCCTCTGCTGCCCAAATTCCTCGCCAGATTCGATAGTACTCATCAAACTTAGCTTCGTAGTTGGTTTGATAGTGTTGTCTCCAGCTATCACACTTAGACATCACCCAGCTTTCGAGGCTCTCTTCTTGAAACACGTCTTCGTTAAAGTCCATACTTAAAATCCTGAGATTAAATCAATTGGTTCGTATTCGTCATTCTCTATGTCGTCTATGTAATAGGCGATAGAGGCTATTTGGTCTATGTAGGCTAGACTATCTATTAGATCGTCATGGACTAGCTTATTTGGAAATTGGAAGAGTTGGTCTAAGAAGGCAGCATTCCAGCTTCCTTTGTTGAGCCTAATCCGTCCGTTCTCAAAGCGGCCCTGTAAGGCCCACATAATTCTGTCTGTCTTCTTCTGATTACCATGCGTTAGCTCAGTGATGTTGAAGAAGAACTGTTGCTGCTTCATAAGGTCTGACAAGGGTGACACAATCGCTTGTTTAGCTATGCCTCTCTCAATTCCTACAGCAACGGGTCTGTGGTCTTTAACAGCCTGGAAGATCTTCTGAGCTGTTTCTTTTAAGTCCCAACGACCATGTATAATTTTCTTAATCCACCAACCTTGTTCGTTCACTTTAACAATGCAGATGGAGGTCTCATCAAGCCTCTTGTTCTTCAGCTTAGAGCCTTCTTCTTGGAAGCCTGCTGGATCGACAGCGATGTAGTAGTCGCCTACTTCAGGCTCTTTGTCGCTAAAGCTCACCCAGTCTTCTTGGAACATTTCTGAGCCGCCAGCTTCAAAGGAAGCTAAGAACTCTTGCCTGAAAGCGTAGGAGGACATGCTTCTTTTAGCCGCTTCAATCTCTTTAGGATTAAGTAGAGGGTTGTCGTAGCTTGTAAAATGCCAAGCTTCCCAGTCAGGGTCGTCTCCTTTATCGGCGTACTCATACATTTCGTAGAAGTGGTTTCTACCAGCAGGGCTTCCAATAAACATGGCGTCGCCCTCTCTATCAGCCAAAGCAGGTCTGAGAATCATCTCCCAGATGTCAGGCTTCATAGAGGCGTATTCATCAATTACCACATACTGTAGCGACACGCCTCTCATACTCTCTGGGCGATCTGCTCCCTTCAAGGAGATGATAGCACCGTTAATCAGCTTAATCTGCATGTTGTTAATGTGACTAGAAGATATAACAGGTCTCCCAATCTCTAACAACAGATCCCACATAATGTCCCTAGCTTGCCCCTGTGTAGTCGTTATGTAGAATACGTGGGTGTTAGGGGTAGTGATCTGCAAAGCATTAACAATAAGCGTCCAAGCAGCCAGCCTAGACTTACCTGTACGCCTACCAGCAGCAACTACTTTGAATCTAGTTGTGCTATTCCATACCTCTTCTTGCCAGGGCAGCAATTCTATATTTAATTCGTTACTTGACATAACTTCCTTTTTTTGCTTTCCTCTCTTTAGAAAACCCTTTCACGCTCTTTGTTTCTTGACACTTACCACACTTTTTCGTTTCCATAATCCCCTCCTACGGGTTAATAAGCCTACTCACAGGTAGGAGCTGCTTTCGGCTAAACTGGTTAAATGTAATCGTTTGGGTCTAAGAAGTTTCCTTCGTTGTTTTTAATCTCGTAGTGCACGTGCTGCGTAATCCCAGAGTAAGGAAGCTCTTGAGTCATCCCTAATTGGTCTCCTACCTTAACAGGCCAACCAACCTTAACCAGAGGGTCTACATAGAAG